CGTGGAATAACTATTTGCAAAGAATGGTTTTGTTTTGATGCCTTCAAAAATTGGGCTTTAGAAAATGGATATAACCCCGGTTTAGAAATTGACCGGATAGATAACGACGGGATATATAGCCCGGAAAATTGCCGTTTTGTTACTCATTCGGAAAATAATAGAAATAGGCGAATACGCCGAGATAACACAACCGGATATAAGGGAGTAACCCGGCATAAACAAACCGGGAAATATAATTATGAAATTCAAATCGACGGAATACGATACAGAAAGAGCGGTTTTATAACTGCAAAGCAAGCGTATGACGAACGATTGATTAAGATTGAACAAATAAAAAAGATGTTATGAAAATAAATTGCATTATAGGCATAGACCCCGGAAGCAATGGGGGTATTGTGGTTTGGCGACCCAACCACAACGCAACGGCAATTAAGATGCCTAAAGACATTAACGAGATACGGGATTTTCTCAACTATTACAAAGAGATTTGCACGCCGATTGTCTTTTTGGAAAAATTGAGCGTTCGCCCGGACGACGTAACAGTTGGCGATACCGGGGCAAACATGGGTAAATTGTACCGCATACAAAAGATGTTGCAAAACTTTGAGCATTTGAAAGCCATTATAACCGTCGCCGAAATACCGTTTGTTTTGGTTAATGCGATGAAGTGGCAAAACGACCTTAAATTGCGTATCAAGGTCAAAGGGAAAAAGGAAGAAAAGGCAGACCGCAAACGACGGTTCCGGGATATTGCCGGGAAATTGTACCCGGAGATTACCCCGGCGTTGTGGAATGCGGACGCAACGTTAATTATGCACTTTGGACGGTTCATTTTGCAGAATAACCCCCGTTGGGTTTTGGAAAATTTGCCCCAACAAATGCACAACCGTTTATTTTAAGCCCGTAGGGACGTTTAATTATTCAAATGGTTACTTATATGACAGACGAAACAAAAGCCCCGCAAATCGAAAATCCCGAAAAAATAACGGCAAAAGATTTGGCGGAAATGGTAAAACAGATGCGGCACAACCAACGACGTTGTCAACAGAACCCAACCCCGGAAAAATTGGCAACGTTGGAAAGTTGGGAACGCAAAGTTGATGCGGTCGTTGCTGTTTTGACCGATACACAAATGAAATTGTTTTGATATGGACGAAATGGATTATATCTATTTAGGCGACCGATTGACCCGCCCGGAATTGCGACGTATGCCGTGCCGGGCGGTTCGTCGTTCCGATGGTAAATGTATAAGAGGGCGCAACGGTAATATGTTAGTTGAGTTTGGCGACGTGGGTAAATGCGTTGTTTTGGGGCGATTATTGCGGAAAATAAAAAAATAGCCGAAAATAAAAGATAAAAGTTTTGGTATATCCATTATTTTACATATATTTGCGGCATGAAAAAAGGTAAATACTTAATAGAATATGATTGTTACGTTGCTGAAAATGGCAATATAACGCAAAATGATAAGGAAATAAAGCCTTATTTGAACGGTGGCTATATGACTGTAAAATTAAAAATCAATGGTTTAAAAGTTATGCGGGTTCATAGATTGGTTGCTTTGGCGTTCATTCCCAACCCGGACAATAAACCATGTGTTGACCATATCGACGGGAATAAATTAAATAATCATGTTAATAATTTACGTTGGTGTACTATTGGCGAGAACCTAAAATTTGAGAACGTTAAACGTGTATCAAAATTATATCCCGTTAAACGTATTGATAAATTAGGTAATATTGTATGTTTTGATAATATTTTAGATGCGTGTGTTTTTCCTTGGCAAAAGTATGTAATATTACAGGTATGTAACGGGAAAAGAAAAACATACAACGGTTATAAATGGGAACATAACGACCCGGCGATTTCCGGGAAATAAATAAATTTAAAGAGCGATGTATATTAAGAAATTGGAATTGTTGAATTTTCAAGTTATCAAAGAGTTCAACGCAGATTTTGAGGGTAATGTATATTTCATTACCGGGGACAATGAGTTAGGCAAATCAACCCTTTTAAAAGCAATCGGCGCAATGTTGACCGGGAACCGGGACGCCGTGTTGAAAAATGGAGAGGACAAAGGGTTTGCAAAAATGGTAGTAGGTAACGACGGCGAAAATTACGAGGTCGAATTAAAGTTTACCAAAGCCAACCCACGGGGGACGTTATCCATTAAATCCCAAACAACCGGGATGCGTTCGGATAACGTTTCAATGCTGCAAAAGATTTTCGGCTACCAAGACTTTGACGCCGTGGAGTTTTCCCGTTGGAGCGAAACCGCCGAGGGACGCCGCAAACAAATTGAGGTTGTAAAGGCTTTGTTGCCGGAAAAGGTGCGCACCCGTATTGCTGAAATAGACGCCGAGGTTACGACCGTTAAGGACAAACGAAAGGACGCCAACGCCGAGGTCAAGACGTACACAACCATTTGCGCCAACGCTGAAAAGCAATTGAAACCCGGCGACGTCAAAACGTATGCCGAGAAAAAGGATATTACGGCGTTGATGGAAGAGCAAAACGAAAATGCCCGGTTGATTGAGAAAGCGAAAACGGTACGCCAAGCCCGGCAACAAAGGATTGAACAATTGGAGGCAATCCCCGGACGAATTAAAGAGGCGGAAGAAACCCGAAAAAGTAATATTAAGGCAATCGACGACAAATTAGCCGCCGAGGAAAAAGAAGTTGCCCGGATAATTGCCGAGGCAAACGCCCGGTTGGAAAAAGCCAAAGAAGATGCGAAAGCCAACAAAAAAGCCATTGAAAACGATTATAAGGAAACGTTGCAAGTTATCGTAAACGACAAATCCGAGTTTGTGAAACGCAAAGCGAATGCCGACAAATGGTTAGAGGAATACGAAGCCAACAACCCGGAACAATTAGACACGGCGGAACAACTGAAAAAAGCCGAGGAACACAACCGTATCAATGCGTTGGTTGTGGATTACATGGCAAAGAAGAAACAAAAGGAAGCCGCCGAGAAAACCGCCCGCACGTTTGAGGACAAATTAGGCGCATTGGCAAAGGAACGGGAAACGCTTATTGCGACGTCCGAATTACCTATTGCCGGGCTTTCATTTACGGACGACGGGTTAGAATTAAACGGCGTGCCATTCGTAGCCGGAAAAGTTTCAGATAGTCAAATTATGGAGGTTGCCGCCAAACTGATTATTGCAAGCAATCCGACGGTTAAAGTATTCCGCATTGCGAGGGGCGAAAGTTTAGGCGAAAAGCGTTTGCAAGCGATTATAGACATTGCAAAGGCAAACGGTTTTCAAGGCTTCATAGAGGAAGTAAAACGGGGACAAACCGATTTAGTAGTTGAGGAATACACAGAAAACGAATAATAACCGGGGGCGGGCTTTCCGTCCCCTTAAAATCTAAAACAATGGCATATACATTGAACGATAATTTGAAACGTTGGGCGGAACAATACGAAACCGCCGAGTTTATCCAATCCGACCCGGTGCAAATCCCGCACCGTTACGATAGCCGGGTAAATATTGAGATTAGCGCATTTGTTACGGCGTGGATTGCGTGGGGTTCACGCAAACAGATAATCCAAAAGGCGGATTTTATCGACCGGGAAATTTTCAAGGGTGCGCCGTATCATTATATTGTTGGAACCGATACGCAGGGAGCCGCCCCGGAATGGAAGCAATACAAAGGCAGTAAAGAGAATTTTTATAGAACGTTTACATACGCCGATTTTCACGACCTTTGCGCCCGCTTATTTGACGTATATAGTAAGTTTGAGAACATGGAAAAGGCATTGCAAGCGCAACCGGGCGGGCGTCCGTTGGAACAATTGCAACGTCTTTTCGGCGATGTTAAGGGCGTGCCGGATATGGAAACGAAAAGCGGTTGCAAACGCCTATGTATGTTTTTGCGTTGGATGTGTCGCCACGGTTCCCCGGTTGATTTTGGATTGTGGACGATTTGCGACCCCCGTAATTTGATTATTCCATTAGATACCCACGTACATAAACAAGCGTTGCGGTTGGGGCTTGTAAAACGTCGGACGCCGGATTTGCAAACAGCCATTGAGATAACCGACCGTTTCGCCGAGATATTCCCGGACGACCCAACAAAGGGGGATTTTGCGTTGTTCGGTTATGGAGTGAATAACGGTAAGGTTGCACCCGTTACGACGGAACCGGAGCCGGAAAAAGAGCAACCAACCGCCGTGGCTGATTTGTCAATTGCCGACGTTCTGAAAATGCGGTTGTTTTATGACAACGCCGCCGCCGAGGTTCGGGAAATATGGGAAAGTCGGGAAAAAGCCCGCAAAGCATTGAAAGCAACCGAGCGTTTGAAAGCGCACCCAATCGACGGGTTGCACAATGCCGGATTGTTGGAGCCGGGCGAATTTGTTGCTGCATTTGCAAAAGTATTGGATAAGCGGGAAACGAAGTTATCACGGGCGGAACGGGACGTTATCCATACAATCGGAATGACAGCGTTTAATAAGACAATGAAAAAATTAATAGCCGATGAAAAAGCGAGAAATAACAGCAACGGGGACAATAAACAATAACGGCGGGTTGGCAATGTACATGGGGGAATTAAACGAGTTTTTCAAGGGTTGGAAAGGTTCCCGCATTATTGCCCGGTTTATTGTAGCGTCCCCCGGTTCGTCCGAGGCTTTGAAAGGGTATTATTTCAACTATGTTGTACCGACGTTTAAGCACGCAATTTGGGAGGCGGGCGAACGTCTTACAGAGGAACAAACCGAACGACGTTTGAGGGAATTTTCCCCTATTATGTACGTTGAACGGGTCAACGAGGAAACGGGGGTATATTCCCACGATTTGCGCACCGTGGCGGATTTGTCGAACGCCGAGTTAATCGAACATATCGAAACGCTCAAACAGATAGCCGCCGAGGAATACAATACATTTATTGACGACCCTAAAACCCTATAATATGCCCGCTTGCAAATGTATCGAAAGAAAGAAACCCGCCAACCAACGTAAATGGCGCATATTGCAATACAAATGCAATCATTCGGCGTTTAATGGTTGGCGGTATCAACGAAGCGATTACAGCGCAATAACTTGTTTGCGTTGCCGGATGGTTTGGAGAACAAAAGCAAATTATGTTGAACAATTGCCCCGATATTCAGAGGGCGAACAATTAAATTTTGATAATGGAATTAACAGATAAAACCCCGATGCCGCAAGGTAAATTTAAGGGGCAACCGATGGAAAATGTACCGTATTGGCATTTGCTTTGGTTGGATGGAAAACCGTTTTGTAACCGGGACGTCCAAAAGTATATAGACGAAAACCGGGACGTTTTGGAGTTGGAGAAAAAGCGGGATAAATACCGCAATGAGAGCGAAAACAGTAATTAATGATTTAATATTTAAGGTTATGCAAAAATTTGATTTGAAAGATGTTTGTTTCTTTGATTGTGAAACAACCGGGGTTCCGGCAAAGGGTTTGAAATGGGATGCGGATTTTGAGCAATTCCCGCACGTCGTCCAATTGGCGTGGTCGTTGGGCGATAAGGAAAAAAGTTATATTATCAAACCCGATAATTACGAGATACCCCCGGAAACAACCGCAATTCATGGTATAACAACCGAACGGGCAATTGCCGAGGGCGTGCCGTTTGCCGAGGTTGTGGACGAATTTTTAGCGGATGCCAACGCCGCCCCGCTTGTATGTGCGCACAACATTTACTTTGATAGTTCAATGTTAAAAGCAAACGTTTTGCGCTATTGTGGACGGGAATATTACGACGCACATGTTGAGGACGCATTACATAAGGGTAAACGCATTGATACAATGATGAAAACAATTAAGTTTGTCGGCGCATTGTATTCAAACGGGCGACCGGGAAAATATCCCAAATTAGAGGAATTATATAGTAAGTTATTCCCCGGCGAAACATTCCCGGCGCATGACGCATTAGAGGACATAAGGGCGTTGCGCCGTTGCGTCCCGGAATTGGTTAATTTGGGGATTATTGAGTTAGCGCAAAAGGAATACCCGGCGGAACAACTCAAAGCCCAATTTGAGCCGGAAAAGCCCAAAGGCGGGCGCAATATTGAGTTACACGACCCCAACCCGGTAACGGAACCAATCGGAACCGGGGAACCCGCCCCGGAACCAATCCCGGAACCGGAATGCCCGGCAGTTCCGTCGAATAGTAAGACACGGGAATTGTTGGACGAAAACGAATTTTGATTAAAATCGTGCCGGGCGGGTTCCCGGCAACAAATAATATTACAATATGAGCGAAGAAAAAAAAGCCGCAAACGTTATGTTGATACCAAGCGAAAAGGCGTTTGCATTGTCGAAAGTCAAGACATTAAAGGACGGCGGGTTAGACGTACATTATGAAGTTACCGAAACAATCGGTAATGAGAGTTACACGAACAAATACCACGTCGAAAGTGCAAAGGACATACACCCGGATTTGCGGGATTGTTTCGACCGTTTGCGCCCAATCATGGGACGGATTTTTAATATTACGTCCTTTCTTTCAATGGTTGAAACGTCCGATTTCAAAGCAACCAAAAAGCAAAGCGAATTATCACGGGATTTTGCCGACGAAATGTTGAAAAACATAGAGGTTCGGGGCGTGTCGTTTTCCGGTCAAGATGATAACGTTGGGGTTGTTTTAACCGGATTGTTTACCGTGTCGAACAATCAAAAAACCGCTATCAATTCCCCCCGCCTTAAATTCAATACGGAAACGTTCGGGTTTGAGGAAGAATTAGAAGAAATTGCCGCCGACATTGAAACCGAGGTTTACGCCTTTCTTTTCAAGGGTAAAAAGGCGCAATTGGAGTTGTTCGGGGCTGATGGCGAACCCGCACCGGGTTTGAATGCCGAAAAGATAGAGGACAACGGATTGTTCCCGGATATTAACGACCCGGCGGACGACCCGGAACCGAACGACGAAACGGCGGAAATGTAAGAGTATGGAACCGTATTTGTTGACAGACCGGGACGAATACCAATAAATTTGCTATATTTGCAGCATGAACGGGGATAGGTTGGAGTAGCTACCAACTGAAAAGGGCAAGCCAACAGCCCGCCCCGTTTTTCTTAAATGTTGGCTTACTTATAAAGTTGGCAAATATGGAAAATTTAAAAGAAATTGGAGGATTTCCCGGATATTGTGTTGATAATACGGGAAACGTTTTTAGTGTTAAAACGGATGTTATGTTGAAACCGTGGAAAATAAACGGATATAATGCCGTTGGACTATATAGGAGCGGGAAACGATACGTTTTTTTAGTTCATAGATTAGTTGCGGCGGCTTTCATTCCGAACCCGGACAATAAACAACAAGTTGACCACATAAACGGAAATTTAACCGATAATCGGGTTTGCAATTTGCGTTGGGTTACACCAAAGGAAAATAGTAATAACCCGGTAACGGTTGATAAACTAAAGCGCATATTGAACAATAAACCGCATTACGCCGCAAAAGGATTGGCGCAATATGATTTGAACGGAAATTTGATAAAAACGTATATATCATTTGCCGAAGCAAAGAAAAGCGGATTTTTACGGAAAGGTATTTGTAAAAACTTAGATGGTAAAACAAAAAATTATAATGGTTTTGTATGGAAACGATTATTATAGACGACCGAGAAAGTTATAATTATGTTGTATCACGTGGCTATCAACCATTATTAGACATTAAGTTGTTTAAAATGGATATTCGTTTGAGGGTTGAGATACAACGGGAATTGTTCGGGCATTGTATTACGGGACGGGGCGCAAATATCATGGCGGCAAATGAACGCTTTTTTCGTTGGGTTTGGGAGCATAAGCCGCACCGATGCGAGGAAACATTAAAGCCATTGGCGAATTATTCCGCCGTCTATTGTTCCCACATTTTGACCCGTGGAGCGTTCCCGGAGATGGCGCATGACCCTCGTAATATAAATATCCTTTCCTTTGAATGCCATAACCGTTGGGAAAATGGCGACCGGGAACGAATGAGAATATACCCGGAAAATATGCGGTTAATTGAGTTAATGAAAACCGAATATCAACAATTAAAGTTAGTTTAATGAGAACCAAAAAGAGAACCCCCGATTTTGGAGCAATTTCCCGGTCGTCAATCAAAAAAGACTTTCAGAGGGTACAAAGATACCCCGCCGAGGAAAAACGCCCGCAAATCGAAGAATTGCCAAAAATAAACGCCGAACGTCGTATTATCCATATATCGGAAACGAGCGCATACGCCAAGTTTGCCCGGTGCATTGTCGGTAAATTGGTACGACTAAAAGAAAAAGCGAACGTTGGCGGCAATTCGTGGTATTGCGAGTTTGTGCATGACGACGACCGGAAAGCCTTAAACATGGCGGCGGGTTGGTCTGATAATAAGAAATTGTATTTGTTGGATGGTATTAAATTCAAATAATTATGAGTGTAAACAAGGTTACATTATTGGGAAATACGGGCAAAGCCCCGGATTTTAAAGAGTTCGACAACGGCGGTTGCGTTGCAACAATCACTTTGGCGACAACGAAACGAGGTTTTACTACAAAGGACGGGCGACAAATCCCGGAGCGTACCGAATGGCATAATATAGTATTGCAAAACGGTTTAGCGAAAGTTGCCAATCAGTACGTTAAAAAGGGCGATAAACTTTATATTGAGGGGGAATTAAGAACCCGGAGTTATGACGATGCGCAAGGCGTGAAACGGTATATTACCGAGATTGTCGCAACCGATATGGAAATGTTGACGCCAAAAGGAACCGGAGCCGGAACGCAAGCCCCGCCGCCGCCCGTGCCGGATGCACCCGCCCCCAACGGAACCGACGATTTACCGTTTTAATCTATGAGTATGGGAGCGATAAACGGACGGGTTATTTACAGCCCAAAGGGAAAAGCCGGGGAATATGCCGAGAACGCCGCCAACTTTTATGTTGGTTGTTCCAACAGATGCACGTATTGTTATTTGCGCAAAGGGCGGGGCGCAAAAGTGTTGGGCGGCAATACCCCGGAATTGAAAAAGGCATTACGGGAATATCCATACGCATTGGATATATTTACGAATGAGTTGTTGAAGCATAAGGACGAATTGCAAAAAACGGGGTTATTCTTTTCGTTTACAACCGACCCATTATTGCCGGAAACACAAAGGTTGACCCGCCAAGCAATCGGCGTTTGTCAACGCCACGGCGTTCCGGTTAAAGTGTTGAGCAAATGCGCCGAGGGTATCAATATTTTAATCGACTTTGCCGAGGCGTCCGAGGGTTGGGACAAATCCCGTATTGCCATTGGTTCCACGTTGACCGGATGCGACGAATTGGAACCCAAAGCAAGCCCAAACCGGATGCGTATAAACGCATTGGCACGGGCAAAACGCCACGGGTTCCCGACCTTTGCAAACGTTGAACCAATCCCCGTGGGAATGTTTGACCGGGCGTTTTCTGTAATTGCTTTGTCGTACCCCTTTGTTGACTTATTTAAGATTGGATTGCAAAGCGGTTGCAGATATACCAAACGGGAAACATTGACGTTTTACAACGATATGTTCGACTATTGGGAGGCGCACCCGGACAAAACGCCCCGGATATATTGGAAAGATAGTTTTATAAGAGCGTCCGGGATTGAGCGGGAAACATTGCCCGGTTATTGTGTCCCGGCGAATTACGATTTATTCAACGAAAAATCAAACGAAAATGCAGTATAATAACAAAGATTATAAACCGAAATTGCACGACCGTTGGCGTGCATTAACCGTTAAAAACCCGTATGCAACGCAGTTGGTAACGGCGGCGTATGAGGACAACGGGATTGTTTACGGCGAAAAGTGTATTGAGGTACGCAGTAAAAACACGCCGTACCGGGGCGATTTAATGGTTTGTTCGTCCGCTAATCCGGTAATTGCCGGATATGAAAGCGGGGTAACGTTGGGGTTGGTTGAATTGTACGACGTTAAGCCCGTCGCCGAGTTTACCCCGGAAGATTGGGAAAATACCCGCATACCGCCCGAAAAACGTAAATCCATTACAAAGGGGTTCGGTTGGATGATGCGGAACCCCCGCCGGGTTGTTGAGTTTCCAATTAAGGGGCAATTGGGTATCTATAATCTCGTATATACAAAAGGTTGTATTGTCGAATATCCTAAAGTTATGGTATTGGATAAAGAGGCATACAATAAAATAAAAGAAACGTATTAGTTTGTTGTATTATGGTTTAATATTATCTTTGCAAAAAAAAAGATGGAAAATTGGAAGTTTATAAACGCTAATTATGAAATTTCAGACAAAGGTAATATAAAGTCTGTAAATTATCGGGGAACGGGTAAAAGTGCGATACGAAAGCAATCTATTAGTAAAAACGGATATATGCGGGTAATACTATCAGATAATGGTAAAAACAAAACATATTTCGTTCATAGATTAGTTGCGGCGGCTTTCATTCCTAACCCGGACAATTTGCCGGAAATAGACCATATCGACGGCAACCGAGCCAATAACGATGCGACTAATTTACGTTGGTGTACGAGAAAGCAAAATTTGAATTATCAAAAAGCAATTAATAATAAACGTGAAACCATGAAGAAAGTAAATACATGGTTTAAGAAAACCGGAAAAGATAATCACAATGCAAAACCCGTTTATCAATATGATTTAGAGGGTAATTTTATAAAGAAATGGGATTGCATACATGATGCGCAAAGATGCGGTTTTAATCATGGAAATATTATTAGTTGCTGTAAGGGACGTTTAAAACATTATAAAAAATATATTTGGAGATATGAGTAAAAAACAGGTTGGAATTATCCGCAACAATGGCGACGTACATACGGCGCAAATTGGGTTCCATGCCGGACGGGTTGGCGTGTCTGTTTACGTCCGGGAATATTGGAAGTATAAGAGTTGGTTTGTTGTTCCCGGCGTGTCCGTGGATGCGGTCAACGGTTACGACCGTTACGTTGACATTGAGGCGAAAATATTGTTTGTCGGCATTGGCATACGGTTTATATGGATTAAAAGAAAGGTAAAACGATGAAAGCAAAGATTTTATTGTTATCTTTGGCAACGCTTTTGTTGGGGGCGTGCCAAAGCGAGAACGAACCAACAGAGGCATTTTATTTACTTCAAACATCCGAGAGCATGGAAGAAAGAAACGAGTTTGTAACGAATACCACGGCGGCAATGATACAGATAAACGCCCCCCGGTATAATTGCGAGATTGTCGAAACCGCATTGGCGGGCGGCGATAGGGTACGAATTTGCGTAAAAGGCGCAAAGGAAGATTTGGACGCATTGTTTGACTATGTAAACGAAGCGGGCAAAGAATGAGAGTAAAGCAACCCGAACCGTTCGACCCAAACAGAGAATACCGCCCCGGCGAACGTTGCGTTTACCGGGGTATGGTATTGATTGCCGAGATATGGACGGCGGCGGATGCACGATTAGCCAACAACAATTCCACAATGTTTGCGCAACGTTGCGTTCGCTGCAAAATCAAAAGGGAAGATTGCCCCGGAATTGGTAGGCAATGCGATAAATTCCATAGGAGCGACCGGAAAACGATTTATTGGCGTTTGTTGCGTATCGTCGGGGGATTTAAGGGCGTCGAAACATTGGAATTTAATTATAACGGAACAATTGCCGGGGTTAAGGTTAAAGCCGCCCCGGATAGTAATAACGAATAAATTTTTAGAGCGATGAACAAACAAGTATTAAGCCCCTTTGATTGCGATATGTGCGCAATGATTGAGGACATAACAAAACAAGAAATTGAGGTTACGGCGTCCGATACCTCAATACGTTTGAGTTGGGCGCAAAATGGAAGCGAGGGAAACGATAAAGCCGAGGGACAAAGGATTGAGGCGTTAAAACAGGCAATCCGGGGACGATTGGGCGACCGTCTTATTGAGTTCTTTTATGACGATGGTAGGCAGTCGGTTTATATGAAGTACGACCCGGAGGAATACCCGGAGGAAATGCGCACCCGTTTAGTTGACCCGGACGCCACGGCGGGAACCCGGTATTGTCGCACCTTGTTAGAGGTTGACGCAATCCAATTTCGCCGGGACAATGTGGACGACGTGTTGAGGTTTACCGGAGGGGGAACCGTTGTAACGCCCCGCACACCGGACGGCAAAGCAATATTTTCTTTTCCCAATGGCAACGGCATATTCGTTGACGTGCCGGAAAGTTGGTATATTATCCGGGAATTGAACGGACGATTTACCGCACGCCCGGAAAAGGATTTTAAACGGGAATTTGAACCCAAAGGAACCCCCGCCGAGAATTACACGGAGCAACCAGCCCGTCCGGTTGTTGCTCAAATTGCCAATCTGTTTAATGAGTTGTTCGGAACAAATATTGCGTCCCGTTGCCGGAAAATGGAGGAAGAATTTAACGAGTACAAAGCGGCAGTTAAACACGCAATGCCCGAATTTGACGACCCCGGACGAATGAACGCCGTAATTGATGAATTGGCAGACCTTAACGCCGTCGTATTTCATTCCGCCGCAATATTAGGCATACCGCAACGGGATTTGTTGGAAATGGCATACGAAAAAGTAAAAGGACGCCAAACCGACCCAAATTATAAACGGACACACCCGCACGAACCGAACAAAGGTTGCGGCGATTGTTCCAATTTCATGTATGAGGACGTAAACGGGAACGGTTATTGTGAGGCGTTCAAATCTGAACAAAGGTGCGGGAATTTACGTTGCCAAGAATATAAACCCAAAAAATAATAGAGCGATGATTAACAGAGAACAATTTATTAACGAGATTGCCGAGGTAGTAAACCGTAATTCAATGGAAAAGGCGTTTAATGATACCCCGGATTTTATTTTAGCCCGCATTGCGGTTGAAGCAATGGAAATGTTTACACGTGCAAGCGCACACCGGGACGATTACCACGGATTTAGAACGGCGGATTACGACCGGAAATATAAAGCGATTTGCGAAAGCGAAAAGAAAGCAAAGCCCGTGAACACTTGTAAGGGTTGCCCGCTTATCGACGTTTGCCCCGCCGTCCAAATGGAAAACCAACCGGAACGCAAAAGGGAGTACAAGAAACCGGAGGCGCACGATGTACCAAAAGAAGTGGAAGCAATGGCGGCTTTCTTTGCTGATATGTTCCCCGGTTCCGAAATACAAATCCAACGGGTCGATTTGAAAAAGAACCCCCGAAACAAACGCCGGGCAAAGAACCAACGAAAGAACCGAAAAGGAGGGCGCAACAATGAAAGATAATTGTAAGAACCCCCGTATGATGTTTGCTAATCCTAACATTTGCATTATTTGGGATGAAAGATTAAGAGAATGGCGATGCACAACCGCCGACCGGATATTATCCGGGTTAATGGGTAACTATCAAAGCGCAAAAGCATGAAAGCAAAAAATAATTGCCCGGATATAATTCCGAATATGCCGACCGAATGCGCCCCGGATAATCGACGCCCCGAAAAGATATGCGGAACGTGTCGATATTTCAACCCGGAATTTCCGGTAAATGGAAAGCCCGCCCCGGTATGTTTGGCAATAAAGGAAATGAAAGGGGGAACGGAATACACCAACCCCCGTGGAACGCAACATTATTTTCGTTGCTCAAATGGGAGATACGAAAACGGTATAGGACAATAGGCAATAAGCCCCGGAAACAATCGCCGGGGTTTTGCCGTTTATATACATGAGATAACAAACGTTTGGCAATGCACCGGAAAAGCCGTAAATTTGCCCGTGGTTGAAAGATAACCATTAAGACGATAAAAGTATTGAGTTAATAACAAAAGCCTCTTAAAATGGAAATTCCCCACAAATAACTTGCAAACGAAAAACATTTATTATCTTTGCAAAAAAAAGATATGGAAGTTTGGAAAGATATATCCGGTTTTGAGAATTACCAAATATCCAATTATGGTAATGTAAAAAGCCTCAATTATGGAAGAACTGGAAAAAGTAAGTTGCTAAAGCCAACAGTAAGCGGTAAGGGCTATTTGCAGGTAAGGTTATATAAGTCCGGCAAACTAACTGCATTAATGGTACATAGATTAGTTGCAATGGAATTTATTCCAAATTCAAATAATTGGAAACAAATAAATCATAAGGACGAAAACAAGTTTAATAATAATGCCAATAATTTGGAGTGGTGCGATAATCAGTATAATAATACATATAACGGCAAACATAATAAAATTGCTAAAGCTGTAATACAACGTTCAAAAGCCGGAAACGAAATTGCCCGGTATAAATCCATAAGGGAAGCGGAAAGAAAAACGGGAATAAAAAATATAACGATTACCCGATGTTGTAAAGGAGTATATAAAACGGCGGGCGGCTATGTATGGGAGTACGATTTGACAGCAAAGGAGGTTTGACTATGAAAAAGAGAAAGAAGCCATTAGGCTATAATAAACGTTCCGAGGAACAACGAATTTACGACATTCGGTTTTGTTCCGATTTGTTTTTGCGTGGGTATTCGTACCGGGAAATTGCGGACGCATTGAACCGGGATTTGTCCGCGCGTGGAATGGGTTATACAATAACCTTTCAAATGGTTTATTACGATTTGCAACAATGCCTTATTGAGTGGAAACGGGAACGGTTGGATAATATCGACGAATACGTTACGCAGGAATTGCGCAAATTGGATAAAATGGAGCAACAAGCATGGGAGGCGTGGGAAGCGTCGAAAACCGGAAAGATGCGCACCAAAGAGAAAACCAACAAAGGGCGACCAATCAAAACCGATGCCGAGGACAGCGACCCGGAATATTACGGGTACAATGAAACCGCAACCGAAACGTCCGCCGGGAACCCCCGGTTTTTGGATTTGCTTTTGAATATCCAACAACGCCGGGCAAAGATGTTAGGGTTTGACGCACCCGTTAAAATTGAGATACCCGGATATAACGCCACGACCGACGACGATAAACTAAAGTACGACGTTAAGGCAATCCCGGACGATATGTTGTTTGCTTTGGCTGATAAATTGCAGTCCGCCGAATATCAAAAGGCATTGTTGGAGAAAGGAGGGGCGCAATAATGGCAAAGAGAATAACCGCACCCCGTCCGGGAACCAAGCAACCGGAATGGCAAACCGAGATTTGCGATACGTGCCGTTTTTCCGAATGGATAACGGACGACCATAGACACCGGGATTTAAACGGGAACCCGATTTGTTTACGTTGCCCGCATTACGAATTTTACATTGTCCGAGGTCGCCGGGCGTGTTCTAAATGGGAGAAAGGAGCAAAGCAATGAACAACGAACAATTATTGCAGATGTACGACGCAATCCGGCAACAACCGGATTTGCTTGTTAAAGCCGCCGCCCGTAAACGCCTTATCAACTTTGCCCGGTATATGCAACCGGATTTAGTATTAGAGCCGTTCCACGTCGTTTATTATACGTTGTTGGATATGTTTGCGCACGGCAAAATACGAAAGATGATTGTGCAACAACCGCCCCAACATGGCAAATCGGAGGGGTCGAGCCGTAAATTACCCGCATTTATGTTGGGGTTAGACCCCGACCGCAAAATATGTATCGGTTCGTATGCGGCGACAATCGCACGGGATTTTAACCGGGACGTTCAACGAATAATCGACACGCCCCGGTATCGTGAATTATTCCCCGGCACGTACTTAAATGGGTCAAACGTCGTAACAATGGCTAATACCTATTTGCGCAATTCCGATGTTATCGAAATGGTAGGGCGTAAGGGGTCGTTGCGTGTCGTCGGTCGTGGCGGTTCGCTGACGTCTAAAACCGTGGACGTTTCGATATTGGACGACGTGTATAAGGATTACGCCGAGGGTAACAGTCCGATAGTACGGGCGGCGGCGTGGAAATGGTACACGACCGTTGTACGCACCCGTTTACACAACGATAGTCAAGAATTGATTGTATTTACCCGTTGGCACGACGACGATTTGATAGGGCGCATTGAAAAGAGCGGCGAAACGATTATTGATGTTAAGTGTTGGGCGGATTTAGAGAACGTAACGCCGGGGGCGTGGGTGCGCATAAATTTTGAGGGATTGAAAACCGGGGAACCGACCGAGATAGACCCACGGGAACCGGGGGCGGCATTATGGGAAAGCCGACACAGTAAGCAAAAGTTGGAAGCGCAAAAAGCATTAGACCCGGTACAATTTCAATGCCTCTATCAAGGCAACCCCGGTTCCGCCGAGGGTCGATTATATCAACCGTTCAAAACATGGGTTGAAAAATCCGATTACGGCACGTACATACGTTCCGGCGCATACATAGATGTTGCCGATGAGGGGGACGACCTTTTGTTTGCCGCCACGTATGACGTTTATAAATCGGACAACATGATTTTCAACGAGAAAACAAAGCGTATGGAACCGTTGTTATTTGCTTTAATTACGGATATGGAAATGACGGACGAAAATACGGACGTTACAACCGTAACCGTTCCGGCAATGATTAACAGGAACGGCACGCAAAAAGTATGGGTTGAGAGTAACAACGGCGGTGCGGGTTACGAAAAGGTTATTAAAAAGAAAATGCGGGCAATGACAGACCCGTTTTATCAAGGCGGCAATAAGGAAAGCCGGATAATTACGGCGTCCGCAATGGTAAATCAAAGTATTATTATGCCGTTCGGTTGGGAAACCCGGTACAAAGCGATTTACGACCATGTTACCACCTTTTTGCGCAATTTCGATGCGAACACGCACGACGACCCGGAGGACGGATTAACCGGGATTTACGAAAAAGAGATTGCCGACGGTAATATACAACCATACGCACACGCAAACCGGGGCGTTAAACGTCGTAACTAACAATTTAATTGAGATATGCAAGTTTATAACGGAAAAAGTTTATAACTTTGCAACGTAGAAGTAATACAGAGGGCAAAGGGACAGCCCAACGAGGTAACAAATGTAATTTTTAACGTTAAAATTTAAAGAGTATGATTACTTGTAAGTGTCCGGCGGCGGCTTCATTGCCCGATATTCCCGCCGTAAAATGCGCCGAAAGTTTCGGGCAAATCCAAAAGGTAGCGTTTCAACGTCTAACCAAAGACGATGGAAGCAAAAACAGTTTTACCACGGAAAAGGCAATTACTTTGCTTGCATCATGGACGCCGTTATTGTCGGCGGCTAATAGCACAAAAATTGTTGTTTCCCCGTATATCCAAGCCCCGACCAACGAAGCCGGAGCCGCCCGAACCTTTGGCGGCGGTAACGAAACATTGGGAGGCGTTGAGGAAATTATAGGGCGTGAACCGAACCCGTTCACGGGCGTAATGCGTAAAATCCCCCAATCAGTAATTAAGGCAATGAAAGAATTGCAATGCGAAAGTTGGGCGGACAATTTGGGCGTCTATCTGTTTGATGAAAACGGAAGTATTGAAGCTATTCAAGACGAAACGACCCCGACAACGTATTATCCTATTCCAATTCGTTCTTTGTTCATTGGCGACAAAACGCATGGCGGATTGGAAGCCCCGGACGGCAACGCAATACAATGGGCGTTTTTACCGAACTATTCGGACGACCTCACAATTGTAACCCCGGATTTCAACCCGCTAACCGATTTGAAACCCGCAAACGGTTGACGATATGGCGGCAAAGGTTACAAAGGTTAAATTAGTTTGTCCGCCGCATGGTTTAACCGAGGAATTGGAGATTAAGCACGCCGAAAGGTTGTTGAGGATGCCAAACAACGGCGGTTGGCAGTTACCTAAAGACAGCGATTTTAAATTTACCAACGACAATGGGATTGAGTATAGACGAAATAAAAAAACGGATAACGGAGCCGAAAAAGCGCAAAACGATAAATAAGGCTATTTATCACCAACAGCGCATTAATTTTCACGCCCGCACCCGTATAACGTCGTTTGACATTTGCCAACCGATTACGGATTTTATGGCATTTGTTTCTAACCTATTGCCGCATGACAAATTTAAGATGTTCAAAACATTGTTCCGTTACCCCGTTAAAACAAACGAGGTAACGGGCGTTTGTTTTGATAAGTTGAGCCGGATTTTTGACGGTCGTAACCCGGCGTTCAATTATCAATTCCAAAACCCGGAACAACGGGACGATTGGGAATATTACCGCCAAGACGTATTACACGAACCGGAAATTTGGAGTACGAAAGGTTGGGAGTTTTTCCAAACAGAAATAAACAGCGTTCTAATTGTCGATATGCCGAGCGAACAAAACCCCGGCGACAAATACCCGCAACCGTATTTCTATTGGTTGCCTATTGCGTCCGTGATTGATTACAGAGCTAACCCAACGACGGGGGTAATGGATTATATCATTTTCAGACAGGACGGGGAACGTATCGCAGTTATTGACGACGAACGTTATAGGGTATTCAGAGAGGACAAAAACCATAATATCGGCGAATTGTTGGTTGATAACCCGCACGACGTCGGTTATTGTCCCGCCCGTTTCTTTTGGAACGAACCGTTGAGCCTATCAGAACCCGACGTTAAACAATCCCCGCTAACAAAGCAATTGGAGGCGTTGGATTGGTTTTTGTTTTACCATATCAGTAAGCGACATTTAGACTTATACGGCGCATATCCGATTTATTCCGGGTATGAACAAAGTTGCGATTTCAGTAACGGCGAAAATGGCGATTATTGCGACGGTGGGTTTTTGAAAGACAAACAAGGGTTTTATAAATTGGATGCCGCCGGGCTTTTGATGCGTTGCCCCAAATGCGGGGATAGTCGCATTAATGGCGTTGGTTCGTTCGTGGAAATACCAATACCGGACGGGGATAAACAACCCGATTTGCGTAACCCGGTGCAAATGCTAACCGTTGACCGTGGGAGTTTGGATTATAACGTTGAGGAAGAAAACCGCCTAAAGAATGACATTATTACGTCGGTTGTTGGAACCAACGAGGAAATAACCACACGGGACGCATTGAACGAGCAACAAATACAGGCGAATTTTGAAAGCCAAAGCACGGTTTTAAACCGAGTAAAGAAAGGATTTGAGGCGGCGCAACAATTCGTCGATGAAACCGTTTGCCGTTTGAGGTATGGCGGTTTGTTCGTTTCTGCAAAAGTCAATTACGGCACGGAGTTCTATTTATCCAACGCAACGGAGTTACGGGAACGTTACAAAGTGGCAAAGGAAAGCGGCGCAAGCGAGGCGGAATTAGACGCATTACAAAACCAAATTATCGAAACGGAATACCGGAACAATCCAACCCAATTGCAACGTATGTTGACGTTGGCGGAATTGGAGCCGTACCGACATTTAACCCGTAACGAGGTATTGGATTTGTACGGCAAACAGATTATCAGCGAAAACGATATGCGTATAAAGTTGAATTTTGCTAACTTTGTACGCAGATTTGAGCGTGAATATTTGAACGTGTTAGAGTTTGGGTATAATATGCCGTTCAACTCTAAGATAAATTTTATAACAAATAAATTTAATGATTACGCAAATGAACACAATGTTAAGTAGTGAGGTTTGGCAGGATATACAAGGTTATTCCGGCATATACCAAGTTAGTACATTAGGACGTATTCGTAGTTTGAAAAAAGGGAAAATCAAATTACTAAAGCCTTATATCAACAATATGGGTTATGCTGTTTTATCTTTATATGCTAACCATAAACAAAAAACATATCATGTTCATAAATTAGTTGCTGATACATTTTTAGTTAGAATTGACGGCAAAAATTATATAGACCATATCAACGGCATTAAAACGGATAATAGAATTGATAATTTACGTTGGTGTACTCAAAGAGAGAACATTAATTTTGAATTATCAATCGCTAACCGAAAACATGCAATGCGTAAAGCGTGTGGAGTTTCTGTTAATCAATATGATTTAAGCGGTAATTATATTGCTACTTATGCAACATTAACAGATGCTCAAACGATTACAGGGGTTGCGTATCAAAATATACGTGCGTGTTGTATTGGTAGATATAAAACAGCCGGAAAGTATATTTGGAAGTTTAACAAATAAATTAAAGCTATGCGAGTGAAAGTAAGCGAGGGCAAAACTAAAGACGTTGCGATTATCGACGTTACGCCCGAAAATTACATTGTCCCCGACAATGAGAAACATTTGTATCATTGCGTTATCGAAATTAAGAAATTCGACAGCGAAACGGGCAAACGGTTATCAATTCCCCGTATTCAGAAGTTCGGCAAAAAGGGTTATGAAAATAGCATTGCCGACAATCTGAAAAAGCAGGGTTACACGATTACCGTATTGCACGACCCCAACGAGTACATGAAAGCCAAAGCCGAGGCGGACGAAAAGGCAAAGGCAGAAAAAGCCAAAGCCAACGCCGAGAAAGCCGCCGCCGATGCCAAAGCGAAAGCCGAGGCGGACGCCAAAGCCCGTGCCGAGGAAAAGGCAGCATTGAAAGCCGAGATTTTGGCAGAACTGAAAGCGGCGGGAGTTATCCCGGCGGAACCCGCCAAAGAAACCAAAGCCGATGCAAAGGCAAAGGCAGAATCCGAGGACAAACCCGGAGCGAAAAAGTAACAGAGTATTAAATCATTAAAAAAAACATTATGGCACAGATTGCACAGCAGGACAATTTGGTTATTGAAGTAACAACAACCGCCGCCGCATTGGATGGCGCAACAAAGAAAAAGTTGATTGAATGTATTGAGGGCGGAACAATTACCGACGTCATTTTGGTAACAAAAGAGGTTGAAAAGAAAATCAGCTATGCACGTGTTGTTAGTTGGTTGGTTGACACAACCAGTAATTCGCCAAAATACACAATTCATATTATTAACGCAAACAGCGGAGAAGTAGCAGCAATCGCACTTAATTAATTCAAAGGGAAAGAATTATGTTAACGAGAGAAATTTTAGTTGCAAATGCGGCATTAGCCGGATTAACCGACGAACAAATTGCGGCAATTACAACATTGTCCGCCAACGACGAAAATAGCGTTATCGCCAAAAAGACGGGCGAAATTTACGGCGGATTGGATGCCGATATTTTGGCGGTGTCCGGTATCGCAAAGAACGGAACCGAAAAGACGTTTGATTACGCCAAACGAGTATTAACCGAGTTCAAAACCAAAGTTGAGGGCGCAAACGGTCTGCAATCACAGATTGACAGCCTAACCAAAGAAAAGGCACGTTTGGAAAAAGCCATTGCCGACGGTGCGACGGATGCGGAAACCGCAAAGGCATTGAAGCAAGCAAAGGCAGATTTGCAAAGCGTTACGACCCAATACAACGACCTCAAAAGCAAATACGATGAAGCCGAACAAACCCACACAAAGGAAGTGTTTGGCATTTGTGTTGAAACGGCATTGCAGACAGCAACCGCCGGGTTGAAGTTTAAGGCAGGATTGCCGGAAAGCGCAACAAAGGTTTTGTTGGGTCAAGCAATCGAAAAAATTAAGGGTATGAACCCGGAGTTTATCGACGACGGCAAAGGCGGCAAAATGTTAGCGTTTAAGGACGAAAACGGCGCAATCATGCGCAACCCGAACAATCAGTTGAACCCGTACACCCCCGGCGACCTTTTGACCCGTGAATTGGAAACAATGGGTATTTTGGATAAAGGACGCCAAGCGGCGGGCGGCGGAACGGGCGCACCAACCGGAGCCGGGGCGGGCGGTAATGTTACCGTTGACATATCCGGCGCAAAAACGAGGGTTGAGGCATACGACGCAATCGCAAGCACTTTGCAACAACAAGGTTTGCAGATTGGAACGGCTGAATTTGACGCCGGAATGAAACAGGCATGGCAGGATAACAATATTGCCGCATTGCCGGAAAAGTAAAAGACAACACGGGTAAAGGGTAAACCCGCATTTATAAACAATTAAATTTTAAACGTATGAGTTTAATAGCAACGAGAGTACAAAATTGGCGGATAGAGAACCCGGAGTTAGACCGTAATATGTTCCGCCCGTGTGAGTACGGCGCATTGGATTTCTTTATTGAGCAAACCAACGCCCCCAACTCAATCATTAGCCCTAATTTGAGAGATAGGGCGTTAGTAAGTATCGGCAACACGGTACAAGTACCGGTTATCAATTATGACGAAAACGTACAAGTTAGCAACGTGCGTTCATGCGTTATTGCTGATAATGAAAATACGTCCGCATTGGTAACGCTTGTTTGGGCTACTTATGCAATCGGGTTTACAATGGTTCCGGCGGCATACTCAAACAATGAGATTTCGTACCAACACGATTTTATGCGTAAAATGGAGAAAACAACCCGTGCGTTGGCGGATGCTTTGGATAAAGGAGCCGTTGCCGCATTGGAAGCGAACAAAACGCAGATTTTCAAAACTTCGCTCAACTACAAGCGGACCGGAAACGTGTTACAAGTTCCAACCCAAATGGCAACCGAGATTTTGGGCGACATTAACCCAATCATGCGGGCGAATTGTTACCCGGAATATATCCACCTTATCGCAAATGCGGGGGTTGATAGCCTAATTCGTAAGTTGGCGCAACATGACGTTTACAACGACGTTAATAAGCGCATGGAATACGACAACAAAGTATTGCATTATACTAACAACGTAACAGACGAAGCGGGTAAAATGGGAACAATGTTTGCCGTTGCCGATGGAAACGTTGGTATCTTAACCCGTGTTGACCGTGAGGCATACCGCCGCACCCGTGCGAATTTCCACGAATGGGACATTGTACGATTGCCGTACATTGATTTGCCCGTTGGTTCGCATTATTATACCGCCGTGGGCGACCAATCGGCGATTATGGGCGACGCAACCGCCGATTTGACGTGTGCGGTTAAGGAGTATTTCGGATTTAGCGTTGATGTTGCCTACATGGTAGCATATAACAGCAAACCGGAAACCGTGGCAAATCCGATTATCAAAGCCGAGATTGCAGCACGCAATCCGAACGAACCGTTAGGAATGCCCGTATATGTAACCAACGCCGGGGAATTTCCCGCCGGGGGTGCAGGCGCATAAGCCGGAAAACGGAACAATTATTTAACCGAGGGGATGGGGTGGTTATCCCCACCCCCTTTTTAATTCGTTGATATGGAGACTTGGAAAGTAATAAACGATTTCCCTAATTACGAAATAAGTAATTTCGGAAATATACGCAATAAAACAAAATTGCTTAAAATAGTTCCAAATAAACAGGGCTATAACATTGTAGTGTTATGTAATGGTATTCGTAAAACAATAAACGTTCATCGTTTAGTTGCGGCGGCTTTTGTCCCCAATCCCGAAAACAAACCATGTGTTGACCATATCGACGGCGACCGAGCCAATAACCATGCGGACAACTTGCGTTGGGTGACAGCAAAAGAAAATTGTAATAATCCAATAACAAAATCACGCCTAAATAAAAAGATTGGCGGATATATGGTCGGGAGATTAGGCGGATTGCACCAACGAGCAAAACAAATTGCGATGTATTCCATTTGCGGCGATTTGATAAAAACATTCTTATCAGTAAAAGACGCACAACGGGAAACGGGTTTAAATGATAGTAATATTGTTAAATGCTGTAAGGGTATAAAAAAGACTTGCGGCGGTTATATTTGGGCTTATGTATAGACTTAAAGAAATACAGGACGCATTATTGCACGTCGTCGGGTGGGAACAATCATACGACCCGGCAAAGGCGATAGACGACAATTTAACGCAGACGGAAAGCGGGTTATATTTTCAAGGGGCGCACCCGCTTGTAACGTTGGATAATATGGCGGCAATCGTCCCGGATAATTGGGGTTTTCAATACCCGGTTTGGAACGATACAAAGGAATGGAAAGCCGGAACCGTGGTACAATACGCCAACGATGCGGCGGGCAAACCCTTGTATTGGGTCGCTTTGGTTGATAACGTCGCCGAGGTTCCCGCCGAGGGTTCGACCTTTTGGGAGAAATACAATATATTGTCCGACTATTTGGAGCGTTTGACCCGCAACGGAATTTCCACAGCGGTACAAACGTTTACCCAAATAAAGGGGTTGGATAAGGAAACAAAGAACCTATTGGAACGGCGCACGTTCTTTGACGGTGCGGGGCGTATCAGAGCAACCCAACCGAACGCACATAAATTGGTCGGCTTTGAAATAATCCCCGTCCGGGCAATGGGAGTTACCGCCCAAATACACCGGGTTGGCTTACAAATGACGGGCGGAACCGGGATTGTGAAATTGTACCTTTTCCATAGTTCGCAAATTGACCCCGTAAAAACGTTTGATTTGAATTTTACGTTGACAAATGGCGGCTTTCAATGGTTTACGTTGGAAGATTGTTTTTTGCCGTATATAAGCGACGCAAACAACGCCGGGGGTGCGTGGTTCCTTTGCTACAATCAAGACGATTTGCCCGCCGGAATGCAAGCAATTAACGTGTCGAAAGATTGGAGCCGGGAACCGTGCGGAACGTGTACCGGGTACGGCAATATTGAGGCATGGCGGCAATTGACAAAGTATTTGCAGATTTCCCCGTTTATGTACAACGCCCCGGAAACATTCGCCGAATACCCGGAGTTGTGGGATATAGCCTATACGATGTACACTAATACGCTGAATTACGGGTTGAATTGTGAAATAACGGTGGGTTGCGACCTAACCGATTTTATCGTTGAACAACGGGCGATATTCCAAACGGTAATACAACGCCAAGTTGCGGCAATCGCTTTGCGCACGTTGGCAATGAACCCCAACGTAAGGGTAAACCGGAACCAATCCAACGCCTCTAAAATGGAAATATTGTACGAGTTGGACGGGAATGTTGAGGGACGCCCCGGCGGTTTGGGTTATGACCTTAAAAAAGCGTTTGAGGCTTTGCGATTAGATACGCAAGGGATTGACCGTATTTGTTTGAGTTGCAACAACCGGGGCGTTAAGTACCGGACAACGTAATTGCATTATGGCGGGGTTACAATCAATAATTGATTTACGCAACCGGGTTAATACGTTTAACGACGGGTTGACGTCCGGGTTGATTATACGGGAAATAATCGACGACGGAATGACAACGGCGTTTATCATTGATGCCAACGCCGAGGAACAATTATTTGAACAAGGTATTAACCGATTGGGCGTTGACATAATGGATTATCGACCTTATACCCCGCTAACAATAGCCATTAAGGAGGAAAAGGGACAACCGACGAACCGGGTAACGTTACGGGATGAGGGCGATTTTGAGAGTAGTTTTTATTTGGAAGTCGGCGACAAACAATTTGAAATTAAGGCGTCGGATTTCAAGACGGAAGATTTGATAAAAAAGTACGGGCGGCAAATATTGGGATTGACGAACGAAAACATTGCTAAACTGATTTGGCAATACGTTTACCCGGATTTGCTAACCAAAGCAAAAAAAACGATATACGGAAATGGATAGAGTACCGATTATAAAGAACCCGGAATTATTCGACCGGGTTATTGCAAATATTCAAAAGGGATTGGCGGACGGGTTGCCGTGGCTTAATTATTCCTTTGGACGTTCGGAACGGTTGGTTAAGTCCATACAAGGAAAACGATATTACACGCCCAATATTTACGTCGGCGGCAATGAATATATGTTGATTGCCCCGGATAGTAATATAGGGAATTTTTCGTTTTTCGTGTTGGACGACCCGCAACAAATTGATTGGTTCCCCGGCGAACAAAACAAATATACAACGCCGTTTTCGGTTATCTTTTGGTTTGATATGCGCACGATAACCAACGACCCCAACAACCGGAATACGGAGGCGGTCAAACAACAAATCATGCGGGTATTGAATGGCGGTATTTGGTTGCGTTCCGGTTCCATGACAATAAACAGAGTGTACGCAAAGGCGGAAAACATATTTGCCGGGTTCACTTTGGACGAAATAGATAACCAATTTTTAATGCACCCGTTCGCCGGGTTCCGGTTTGCCGGGGAATTGGGAATTGATGAAACGTGTTTAACTGATTAAAACAAAGTGTATGCAAGCATTTTTATTTTATACGGTCGTGGTTGCTTTGGTTGCTGCATTCGGTTTGACCTTGTTACGCAAATGGCAGGTTATCGAATGGGTACAAGTCCACGGCAACGAGTTTTTCGCAAAGATGTTTAATTGCGATTTCTGTTTGTCCTTTTGGGCGGGGGTTGCTTTGGCAATCCTTTTGGCGTTTATAACCGGGAACCCGACGTTGTTGTTGGTTCCCTTTTGTTCCACAATGATAACCCGTTTTTTGCTATGAAAACCGTTAAGATAGGAGAACGAACCGTTGAGATATACGACGCAATCGACGAATTGCCGATGTTGCGATTTCATAAGTACAATAAAATGTTGTTAGTTGATGCCGGGATTGGTTCCGATTTGCAGGATTTCGACACGCATATTGAAAAGGCGATAAGATACGCCCGGAGTAAAACCCCCGAATTGGCGGCAATCGAATTGGATAATATGCGGCAAAACGTGTATTTCATTCAAACCGGAATAAGCCCAAAGCATTTGGCGTTTGCCGTGTTGGTTAAATCAATCGACGGGGAACCGTACAACGATTTATCCGACGATGGATTGCAAAAGGTCGTCGATATGTTCGGCGATGTTCCCGTTAAAGAGTTGACCGCCCAAATGGAAGCGGTCAAAAAAAAAATAGATGAAGAATTGCAAATGTATTTCCCCCGGTTGTTCGACGATGCGACGGTTAAAGAGTATTACGACGAATTGCGCAACCGCACAATGTTAATGTTGGATGCGATTATAAACGGCGATACAGAGGACAAACGGGCGGAAATTGATAAAATAACGACGATGTTGTTGTTGTACAATCGCCCGGTTGTTTTTAGTGGTTCCGATAACATGGAAATTCAGTACGATAAACAGTTTGAGAATATGTGTTTAACCATATCCCAACATTTGCACGTGCCGGAGCCAAAGAAATACACCGTTTTAGAGTATTACAACGCATTTGAGCGGATAAAGGAGTTGTTGAAACCAACCAAAAATAAAAACGGCGTCAAATAAGGCGATTTGCGGCGTTGTTTTTCTTTGATTGATTAACTACATGGAAAAGAAAAGATAATTTAATACGGGGCAAATTGCCCGCAAATAACGTTAAGTATGGCAGATAATAACAACCCAATAAAATATAGCGACCTTGTAAAGCCCGACGATAGTATTACAAAGTTGATTGCGCAATTAGACCAATTAAGCGACGCATATATGAATACGTTGCAAAATATCAAGTCGGAAGCAATAACGGTTAAGGCTGCATTGGAGGGCGTAAGCGGGGCGACCGAAAACGGACGTAAGACAATCCGGGGGGCGTCGAACGATACCGACAAATTGACACGGGCGGCACGGGATTTGGCATTTGCGGAAAGCGAGAACGCAAAGCGATTGGCGGAATTGAAGCAAGCCCAAAAGGAGGCAAACGAGTTGAACAAATTAACGACCCGGTTAAATCAGTCCGCCGAGGGTTCATATAATCGTTTATCCGCTCAATACTCAATCAATAAAATATACCTCAATAACATGACGGTTGAGGAAAGGGAGGCGACCGAAGAGGGGCGCAAATTGGTTGCAGAAACAAAAGCGATTTACGAGGAAATGAAGCGATTGCAGGAAGCAACCGGGAAAACGTCCCTAAACGTCGGTAACTATTCCGACGCCGCAAAAGGTTTGACGACCCAAATAGAGAACCAAACGAAACAATTAGCATTGTTACGATTGGAGGGCAAACAAGGAACCGCCGAATATCAGCAATTGAGCAAAGAAACCGCAATATTACGGGATGCGGTCAAGGATGCAACCGCCGAGATTACCCGGATGGCGTCCGATACGTCCAATTTGGATGCCGTGTTGAGTTTTGCGGCGGGTGCGTCCGGTGGGTTTGCTGCATTTACCGGGGCAATGGAGTTGTTCGGGTCTGAAAGCGAGGAAGTGCAGGAAGCGCAAAAGAAATTACAGGCAGCAATAGCCATTACAACCGGGGTTCAAGCCATACAAAACGCAGTACAAAAACAATCTGCAATCATGTTGGGTATTTCCCGGCTACAAATGGCTGCATTGAGCAAAGCGCAAGTTTATAACCGCCTTGTTACCATGCAAGGAACAAAGGCAACGTTGGCGGCTACCATTGCGCAAAAGGCTTTCAATCTGATTGCCGCCGCAAACCCGTATGTTCTTTTGGCATTGGCATTGGTTACGGTTGTAGGGGCTTTAGTTCTGTTTGCCTCTAATACCGACAAATCGGCAAAGAACCAACAAAAACTTAACGAGGCGCAAAAGGTTTGGTTGGATTATCTGGAAACCGAGGCAACCGAAATGAACCGAGTTAGCAACGAACGTGTCGCCCAATTAAACCGGGAATTAAATATTGCCAAAGCCCGCAACGCTTCATTGTCCGAAACCCGAAAGATTGAGGACGAAATATTAGCCGAGCGCACAAAGGCACACAATAAAAGCGTTGGTTTTTACGGTCAAGAATTAGACGATTTGGAAGCGAACCGGGCAAAGTTGAAACAACTAAACGATATGTTGGTACAACTCAATAACGCCAAAGCCCGTGGAGATAAGAAAGTTTATATTGATGTTGATTTAGACGGCAAAATTGATAAAGTCAAGGTTGACGAAGCGATAGAAGCCGTGCAGGGTCAAATAGATAATACCGGGCGGGCGGTTGACATTGCCGTTAATCTGAAAACAGAGGGGGCGGATTTGGACGCCGAAAGAAAAATATTAGCCGCCCAACGCTTACAAGAAAACCGGGACGCCGCCAAAGCCGAAACCGACATATTACGGAAAGCCGAGGACGCCCGGATTGCTTTAATTATAAACACGTTCGACCAACAACGGGCGCAACGCCAAGCCGCCAACGCCCGTGCGATTGCTGATATACAATTGCAGTTGAGAACGGAAACCAATTTAACGCTTAAGGCACGCAAAGCATTGAACGACCAAATTGTTTTATTACGGGAACAATTGGCGGTTGATATGGTAGATATTGCCAACCAACAACGGGCGGCGGAATTGTCGGCACAACGGGCAACGCAGGATGCCCAAATTGCATTAATGGCAGAGGGGGCGGAAAAGCAACGGGAACAATTGCGGGTTGAGTATGAAAGGCAGATACAAGACATTAACACCCGGTTAGAAACCGAGCGGGGATTAACTGAAACACAAGTTGCCGAATTACTCAACCAACAATTACTTTTGCAACAACAATACGCAAAAAGTTTGGGCGAATTGAACAACCAAATTACAATCGACCAAATGCAAGCCGCCGCCGACCGGACGCAATTACAATTAGACGCCGCCCGTGAGGGTTCGCAGGAGGAAATAAATTTGCGCATTCAGTTGTTGCAGCAACAACGGGCAATTGAATTGGCGCAAAATAGACAATTAGCCGAGGACGTCCGCCAATCTGAAAAGGACATAAACGCCAAATACGATGCCGAGGTATTGAAGCAAACGACCGAGTTAAACCAACAACGGGCGTTAATGCTTTTCGACCAACAACAAGCGTTAGAGGCGTCCGAGTTTGATTTAATCCGTAATTCCGAGGAACGCAAAACCCGGTTCCGGTTGGCACAAGAAAAGGCACGGTTGCAAAAGATTTTAGAGTTGAACAAAGCGGCGGGCGTTAAAATGACGGATGCCGAGGTTAAGACAATCGAAAATACCATTGCGAAAATCAACCAAGAAATTGAGAAAAGCAAAGGCGACGAACGGGGAAACGATATTTACGGGTTGTTTGGGCTGAATTTGGACGACGACCAAAAGGAGGCAATAAGTACGTCCGTTTCCTTTGCTATTGAGCAATTAAATAGTTTTTTGGATGCAAAGGTACAAGCCGCCGACGCCGCCGTTTCCGCCGCCGACAAAGAGGTTGACGCAAGCCAACGCCGATTAGATGCGGAATTAGAGGCACGGGCGAACGGTTACGCCAATAACGTAGCAATGGCACAAAAGGAGTTAGACCAAGCCAAAAAGAACCAAGAAAAAGCCCTAAAGGAGCAACAAAAGGCGCAAAAGGCACAACAAGCAATCCAAACAATCCAACAAATCGGAAACCTTGTAACGGCGACCGCTTTGATTTGGTCGCAATTAGGGTTCCCGTTTGCAATCCCGGCTATTGCGATAATGTGGGGTTCCTTTGCCGCCGCCAAAATTAAAGCCGCCCAATTATCCAAATCCGCCAACGCCGGGGGTTCGGAAAGTTACGGCGATGGTACGGTTGAAATGTTGGCGGGCGGTTCCCACCAATCCGGGGACGATGTGGATTTAGGAACAAAACCGGATGGAACTCGGAGGCGTGCCGAGGGCGGGGAATTTTTCGCCGTTATCAATAAACGTAATTCCCGGAGGTTCCGCCGGATAATTCCGGACGTAATTAATAGTTTGAACCGGGGAACGTTCGCCCAAAAATACCTTAACGCCTATAATACCGACGGCGTTAATGTAACGGTTCAACAAAACAACGCCCCGGATTTGCGAGATTTGAAAAACGATGTAAGGGAGATTAAAGAACAAAACCGCCGCCGTCGTTACGTCGATGGCAACGGTAATGTTATTGAGGTTTACAAGAATTTGACACGTAAAATTAAAAATTGATATGAACCCGATTTATAGACATTCATTTGTAAATGCGTTTTTAGCGAACGGGGCGATAAGTAACACAACCGGGAACATAAACGGGAATAATACAAATTTCTATTATACCCGTACTTTTGTCCCGGTTGGGAATGTGTACCCCCGCAAATTGTTTCAGAATTACACCCCGCAAGCCGGGGGCGCATTTTACGATAGCAATAAAAAGATTATCGGCGGTTGGGGAAGCGACCCGACCGCCACAAATACGGAATTTGACATACCAAGCAATGCCGCATATATCCGGTTTAATGTAAGCAAAGCGCAATACGCCAACGGGACGGCATGGTTGAGATTGGGAACGTTGGACGCCCCGAACGTCTTACAAGGTCAAACCGTGCATCCGATTTATAAGGACGATTTGGCAAAGGAGTACGAATTAGAAACCAACCAACGGTTTTATCGTGCCAAATTATCCGGCAAAATTACCTTTGTCCGGGATGATTACGACTATATAAACCGTCAATCGTTCGACAATGAATTTTTGTATTGCATTGAAAAGAGCGACGACGGCGGGCGTACATGGTTCCAATACTTTCAAGGCAAGTTTATGAAAACCGATTGTACGTTTACGGATTACGATAAAAAGGTTGTTGTACAACCGGACGCAAGCGACGATTATAACGACGTGTTGGCGGGATTGGAAAAGGAATACAATTTAATAACGTTAGCCCCGACAATCCAACGGATAACGATAAACAAGCGTCCATTAATTCAAATATACGTTCCGGGGGATAGTGTTGTTTCTTGTTTTTTGGGCGGTACGAATTGGGAACAAGACGCAAACGCCACGACCGACCAAAACGCATTAGTACAAACCTATCATTTTGCTTTGTGCAATATATTGAAAGAAATACAAATTACGTCCAACGGTTCCCCGGCGGTAATATCCGGGCTTTATACCGGACGAATGGCGACGGGTGCAAGTGCGGACGTATTCGAGGGGAAATTATACCCGGAATTGAATGTTAATTATTATATCTATATTTCACAACAACGAATAAACGGGGGGTTGCCGTTTGGTGTTGCTGTAGTTGAAATACGGAAACAATCCGACGATACGGTAACGTTTCGTTATCAAAAGGTAACGCAGGAACCGTTTGATACGTTGGAATTTGATTTAACCGCCGTTGAGGGTTCCGGGGCAACCGGAACAATGCACGCCGATATGAAAAGTTATAATATATATGCCCGGTATTTGTGCGACGTGGAGAAAATCGACGACCTTAATACATATCCATTGCCCGCCGATGATATAGTTGATAATAACCGTAATTATATGCGTGCGATTGGTTACGCAATCGACGTGGCGTTTATTTCAAACAACTTTTCAGACACCCCGACCGAGTGGGGATTAGCGGACAACGGAAAGTATTTTGCGCCGCCCTATTCCATTTTCGGACAAACGTTTTATCCAATCGCCCGGTCAACGTGGCGTTATGCGTCGTTATGGTTTGGATTTTATTTGATGGATTGGATATTAGAGGAAAAAGCCCGAAAAGCATATACTTTGCGGGATGCGTTCCCGGTTGCGTCTTGTATATCTGTTTTGCTCAATCAGATTGCGCCCGGTATTACCCACGCAGCCACGGCGGAATACAGCCAATTTTTATACAGCGGAAACAACCCAATATCCGGGTTGAATTTCCGTTTGCTTGTATCACAGAAAACCAATATTATAAACGGGGAATATCAGCAACCCGCACAAAAAGCCCCGACAACCTTACAACAATTTACCAATATGTTACGGGATTGTTTCAAATGTTATTGGTTCATTGAGGACGGCAAATTTAAAATTGAGCATATCCAATATTTCCGCAATGGCGGTTCCTATTCCGGCGGGGCTATATTAAGCCACGATTTGACAAAGGAATTAAATTTGCGCAACGGGAAACCGTGGGCGTTCAACACGTCGGAATATTCGTTTGATAAGGTCGATTTGCCCGAACGTTACCAATTTGAATGGATGGACGACGTTACGGCGGCTTTTGAGGGATTGCCGATACAAGTAATTAGTAAGTATGTAACGCCCGGAAAGGTTGAGGAAATTAATATATCAAATTTCACGTCCGATATTGATATGATGTTGTTAAACCCCGGCAACATAAGTTCCGACGGGTTCGCCTTGTTTGCCGCCGTTCCGCCAACGTCCGGGTCGCAATGGATATTGCCATTTACCCGCCAAACAATAAACGGCATCGAATACTTTTTGCAAAACGGATATTTGGCGTTTATCAATTTGCAATCCCCGTATTGGATGTATGATTTACCCGCCCGTCGTGTATCAATAAACGGTTCCGAGGTTTACGCATACGGTATTGAGAGAAAGAAGAAACAAACGTTTAGTTTTCCGGCAAATGACGACCCCAACCCGATGCAACTAATAAAAACGTATATCGGTAACGGTCAAGTTGATAAATTAAGCGTAAATTTGTGCAGTCGTTCCATTAAAACAACTTTGAAGTATGATACAGAATAATAATTTAAGCCCGTTACCGTGGTATTCAGATATAAAATATCAGAACGCTCGCAAGTCGTATGCGTATGGCAATGTTTACCCGCTATTTTCGCAAGCCGGGTTTATTTTGCCGTTTCAATTCGTCGTCGATTACAGCGCAAACACCGTAATTACAAACGTTCTTTTGTTCGATAAGGACGGCAAACAGGTTGCCAATATAACGGACGATATGATTGCCGGGGGGTTGCGGGTTATGACCTTTGCGGCGAACGGATACAACATTGTGTTTTATCCCGGACTTTTGCCGTTGTCAATAACCATGCAACAAGGTATTTATTATATGCGTCTTACGGCGTCCGGTCGAACCTATTACAGCGAAATGTTTACCGTCGTTGCCGGGAACATGGACGGTTATTTGCGTGTGCAATGGTGGGACGAAACAAATTTGTATTACGAGGGCGGACACGTCCAATATAGCGACCAATATAAAAACGTCGTATATCTTTGCACCGAGTTAGGCAAACCGGAATACCAATTTGAAGAGGACGGCGAAAACCGGGACGGCTTTTTTTTTCCGGAAAAGCAGTTGAGCGAAAAGACGTATAAATTTCAATTCCTTGCACCGGAATTTTTATGCGACGCAATGCGAATAATCCGGTTGTCCGACCATACCGTTGTTACGTCCAACGGTATATCGTACAATTGCGATACCTTTTTGATTACCCCCAAATGGCAAACGCAGGGGGATTTGGCGAGTGTTGAGGCGGAATTTGATACGAACACGGTTATAAAGAAAATCGGACGGGGATACACCCCAACGAGCCGGGGCGATTTCAATAACGATTTCAATAACGATTTCAACAATAATCAGTAACACTTTTGAGATATGGCAAATTATACCGATTTGAAAGCCGCAATTGTCGCCGTAATTAAGGCGAACGGCAACAACGAAATTACGGGAACGATTTTGCAAAGTACATTACTTTCAATCGTTAATTCCGTGGGGGCAAACGTAACGTTTAAGGGCGTTGCAAATAGTACAACCAATCCGGGGACGCCCGACCAAAACGTTTTTTATATAGCGGGGACGCCCGGAGAGTATGCAAATTTTGGGTTGACGGTTCCCGCCGGGTTCAATATCATATCCAATAATTCGGCGGGGGCGTGGGTATTAACAACCGTGTCGCAATTCCCCGTCGATTATTACGGTAACAAGTATTTGGCGAAAGGGGATATTGACCGCACCGGGTACAATGTAGCGTCAATTAATGATTTCAAAAAGGGGTATTATTTCAATTGGACGAATTACAGTTTAGCAACAAATCCGTCTTATTGGATGTCGCCGTATTACCCCGTTGTTGCCGGGTCAACGTACCGGATAAATGCACAACAAATAATTTGGTTCGATGCAAATTATAATATGTTGGGTTCGGAATTAGCGTTGGGCGGTACGGTTAGAGTGGTAACAGCCCCGGAAAATGCGGCGTATATCATTTTGAACGTAAGCACAGACGCCCCGTTGTTGATGCCGGGCGACGCTTTGGATATTTCCAATCATAGCGGAACCCGTCGTTTTTATCGCACGTTGGCGGAAACGTCCCGGTTAGATTTATTCCCGCTTTGGCAGGAAATACCGTTGTCGGCGACGTTGGTCGCTTTGGGTTTGAACCGTTTTTTGATTAACGGTTATATCAACATGGAATACGACCCGGCAAAATGGTATTCGCTTTCCATAATAAGACCAACGGTGCATACAATTGGATTGTATCGTTATAATGCTAACCCCGATTTTCTTGCGGGTACGGCAAAATTGGAAGGACTCGCAACATTTACCGGAGCGCAAATTGCAGGGTCGAAATATTGGTTGATGAAAGTAGCAACCGGAGTTGCGGAGGGTTCGTGGCTTATTGTTGATTGGGACGCAATCCAACAGGAAACCCCGGCGGAGATTAGTAATTTATACGGGTTCGACGGTTGGGCGTTAACCCCTAAAATCTTTGCGGGCGGTATTTGGTCGCAATTCCCCGGTTTGGATATTACCCAAACAATCCCCACAATGCAAGCACAAATCGCAAATATAAACGTCGGTTGGAATAGCGTTTTTGATAATTTGCATCAATTAGACAATGCGCAAGAATGGGAAACGGACGATTTTACCAATAAAAATATGTCGTCCACGTTTAGCGGTTGGGGTTGTCATATCGGGGTACGCAAAAACTTTGACGCCGCCGAGGTATGTGTAATTAACCGAGGAGCCGACCCGATTACGCAATTGAGGGTCGCAATATTCGATACGGACTATGACGGCACAAAGTTAGCCGACGCCACAGTTGACGTAAGCGTTGCGCCCGGCGAAACAAAGTATATCGCCGTTCCGTTCGGTCAAACAATCGCCAACGCTGACGGTAAGGTTTTGTTTTTAATGTATTGGTGCAACCAATATGTAGTCCGCCGAGGGTACAACGGAACGTATCCATATTTACCGGATAATGGATACCAATTAGACAGATACTCCACAAATGGAAATATGACGGAAACGTACGCCGTATCAGTGGGCGGAGCCCCGTTTTATTTCCGTGTCGGGATTATAAAAGAAAATTACGTATTGAACGACGACCAAATAGCGGATATTGCAAGCCGTATCGGGGTAACGCCGCCCGACCCGGTAAATATCAGTTTGCCAGATACGATAAACGCCATTGTCGGGGATACCTTGCAATTGTTTTTCCGTGGAATGATACAAGCGGTTGACCCTTACAAATACGATATATTGGTTACGTGTTCAAAGGGCAACAAATACCCCCGTTATTTCCAATATACGCCGACCGTGGCGGACGTGGGAACAACGACTTTTACCGTTACCGTTAAGGACGACGACCGTAACGTTTTGGCGTCGAAAACGTGCCAATTGGTTACACGTAACGTCGTGCAATCCCCGGCGGCAAATCTTAACGTCGCTTGTTTCGGGGATAGCCTTACGGCGGCGGGTACATGGTGCGCCGAGGCTAACAGGCGATTGACCGGAACCGGAGGAACCCCGGCGGGGAAAGCGTTAACCAATATTGCCTTTGTCGGTTCCAAACAGAACGGGACAACGGGATATTTCGGCGTTGGCGGTTGGACGTGGGAAAGTTATACACAGCAAGGGCGACCCGCATACAGGTTCCAAGTAACGGGCGTAACGTCGTTATCAGTTGGGGCGGTATATACCAACAACGGGAATACGTTTACCGTTATGGAGGTCAATGTTACAGGCGGTACGGGTAATATCCTTTGTTCTGTTACATCGTTGACGCTCGCACCGTCCGCAAGTGGTACGCTAACCAAGTCAAGCGGAACCGGGGACGCAACGATTCCTTATACAAGTGTTGCGCGGGATACGCAAAACCCGCTTTGGGATTGGGATAACAACAAAATGTCGTTCATACCTTACGCCAACGCCGTTGCCGGGGGTAAAATAGACGTTGTTTATACGCTGTTATCGTGGAACGAACAAACGCCCGGTCGTACTGATTTTACAAACGTGTTGAACCAAATAAAAATATTTGCCGACACGTTACACGCCGAGTTCCCAAACGCCAAATTAAAAATTATGGGGGTTCAGGTTCCGAGCGTCCGGGGCGGTATGGGTGCGAATTATGGCGCAACCGGAACGTTTTACGCCGACGGTTACGGTATGGTTGTTACGGCATTGAACCAAAACGACGCATACCAAGAATTTGCGAACCGCCCGGAATATTCCGGTTTTGTGGAGTTTGTGAACGTATCTGCCGAGTTCGACACCGAATATAATATGCCGCACGCCGAACGTGCCGTTAATACCCGAAATACCGGGGTTACTGAATGGGTCGATACGAACGGCGTACACCCCGACAACAACGGGTATTTATCAATTGGCGATGTTTGTTACCGCAATTTCGTTGCGAATTTTTGCCAATAACCATTAACCAAAGGGAGGACGGGAAACCGTCCGCCCTTTAATCATTAAAGATATGGATAAACTTTTTACATGGGAACAATGGCGTATGATATTCGCCACGTCGTTAAGTCCTATTTTAGCCTATTTAACCCCAACGGCGGGTTTTATGTACGCATTAGTCATTATGTTTGCTTTCAATATTTGGGCTGGTATGCGGGCGGACGGTGTAAGTGTAAGGCATTGCAAAAACTTTCGATTTAGTAAGTTTAAGAATGCGTTGGCGGAATTGCTTTTGTATGTTACCATTATATACGTTATTTATTCGGTAATGCTGCAATGTGGCGATAATGAAGCCGCCAAAGTAGTAATTAAATCGCTTACTTATGTTTTTATGTATGTGTATTTGCAAAACGCATTCCGCAACCTTATTAAAGCATATCCCACAAAGGTTGCGTTGCGTATTATTTACCACGTTATCCGGTTGGAATTTACACGGGTATTGCCGGGATATTGGCAACCGATAATTGAGAGATACCAACGGGAACACGATAGCGATATTATTAACGATAAAGAAAAGGAGGGCGAACAATGAACCAAACAGAGATTTTAAAGTATTTGGAGGGGCAAAAAACGACCCGGACAATTACGGATTTGATTGTACATTGCACCGCAACCAAGCCGGGCGCAAAAGTCAACGTTGATGTTATTGACGGTTGGCACAAAGAACGGGGATTTAAGAAGCAACCCCAAAGCGGGCGAATTTGCGGTTATCATTTTGTTGTATTGCCGGACGGGACAATTGAAACGGGGCGTTATCTTTCCGAGATTGGGGCGCACGTTTCCGGGCAAAATTCCCGGTCTATTGGCATTTGTTACGTTGGGGGATTGGATGCCAACGGCAAAGCCGCCGACACACGCACGCCGGAACAAAAAGAGGCGTTATTATGGTTGCTTATGCGGTTAGT